GGGGTAGACAGATAGTAGCAGATGGCTTTACTGCTTTGGAAGTTATGCCGAGCTACTACCAATACACATTAGGCGTAATCGTATCTGCATCTTTCGGTGTAAGGGCAGCTACCAAGTTTTTTAGGAAATAGACATGGCATTTAAATTAAGTAGACGTAGTCTTGATAGACTAGAAGGTGTTGATGATAGAATGGTAACAGTTGTTAAACATGCTATTACAGCTACTAACACTGACTTTGGAGTTATCCAAGGTATGAGAACTGTAGAACAACAAAAAGAGTTGGTGGCAAAAGGTGCAAGCCAGACTATGAAGAGTAAGCACTTAGAAGGACTAGCCGTTGATCTTATGGCCTATATCAATGGTCGTGGCTCTTGGGAGCTAAACCTGTATGATGACTTAGCAGATGCTATGAAAGAAGGTGCAAGCTTTGTCGGATGTAAGATTCGTTGGGGTGCAGCATGGCATATAGATAACATCGGTGACTACGAGGGATCTATGGAAGAAGCTATGAATGCTTATATTGATCTTCGTAGGTCTCAGGGACGTAGACCATTTATTGACGGACCACATTTTGAATTAATGATATAAAGGAAAATAAAATGGCTAAAAAAGATGATAAAGTTACAGAAGCTTTAAAAATACTATTTGATACTAGTAATATGAAACCTACTCCAAAAGTTGAAAAAGAAATTGATGATCTAGTTAAAAAGATTTTAGCTAAAAAATCTCGTATGTTTAAAGGTGGTCTAGCAAAAAAGAAACCTGTTAAAAAACCTGTTAAGAAGAAGTAACATGGCAACAACTAAAGACGTGGAAAATCTAAGTAACGGTAGAAAGAAATACCGTGGTGAGACTTATCCCGGATATAACAAACCAAAGAAAACACCCGGAGCAGCTAAGAAGTCTGCGGTGTTAGCAAAGAAGGGTGAGCAAGTAAAGGTTGTTCGTTTTGGTGATCCCAACATGAGCATTAAAAAAGATCAACCAGCAAGACGTAAAAGTTTTAGAGCAAGACATAACTGTGATACAGCAACTGATAAGTTTACTGCACGGTATTGGTCTTGTAAGGCTTGGTAATGTGGATGGCTGTGTTGTTGATGTGTACAAACCCATCAGCATTATCTTGTCAGGTTGTAGCAAAGCCAGAACCTTTCTATGCAGAGGAAGCTTGTAAACAAGAAACTATTATTATAACAAATGACTTAGTAGCAAAAGGTATATACGCAATACCAACATGCGTTAAAATCGGAACAAACTTATAGGAGTTTAAAATGAAGAAATTATTATTAGCGACTGCAGTAGCAGTTGCAGGAACATCAGTGTCGGCTATGGATATTGGATATGGATTATCTGTCGGTGCTGAAACAGACATGAGTTATACAACAGGAAAAGAAACGTGGGAACTAGATGTTACCCCTAAAGTAAGTATGGGTGCATACGGAGTTTCTTTTTCTACTGAAACAACTATTGATGTGTTAGATATTAATAATGGTGACATCTTTACTGGCCTAGACTGGAAAGCTGAGTATGCTTGGAAAGGTCTAACAACTTACACAGAAGTATCGTCAGATGCAGACTTTGAATTTGGTGATATTACAATGGGTGCAAAGTTTTCATTTTAATTAGGAGCTTCTAATGGCTGCAAAGAAAAGTAAAGTTAATGCTGCTGGTAACTACACCAAACCGACCATGCGTAAAAACCTCGTTGCCAAAGTTAAAGCCAGTGGCAAAGGTGGCTCACCCGGACAATGGTCGGCAAGAAAAGCCCAGATGGTTGCAAAACAATACAAAGCAAAAGGAGGAGGATACAGATGAGAAGGTATTTAAAAAGACTATGGTGCTCTTTGATAAATCGTAAGTGTAATCCAGAGTGTGAGTGCTGCTAGGTGGCACTTTCTAAATCACAAAAAAGCCTAAAGTCTTGGACAAAACAAAAGTGGAGAACCAAAAGTGGTAAGCCATCTACGCAAGGGTCTAAGGCTACTGGTGAACGCTACTTACCTTCTTCGGCTATTAAGTCTCTTAGTGCTAGTGAGTACGCAGCCACTTCTAGAGCAAAACGAAAAGGCACTAAGGCAGGTAAGCAGCATGTGGCTCAACCTAAAAAAATCGCAAAGAAAACGAAATCTTTTAGAGCCGCTAAGGGTGGTGTTGCAAGGAAAAGTAAGTAGTGGCTAAAGATCCTAAAGTAGGTACAGGTAAGAAACCTAAAGGGTCTGACCGAAGATTGTACACAGATGAGAACCCTAAAGACACAGTATCAATAAAGTTTGCTACTGTAGCTGATGCAAAAGCTACTATAGCAAAAGTAAAAAGATTAAAAAAACCTTACGCAAGGAAGATTCAGATCTTGACAGTAGCCGAACAACGTGCTAAAGTAATGGGGAAAACTGCAATAGCTAGATTATTTAAAGAAGCTAAGGCAGACTTGCGAAGGAAACATAAAAAAGATGGCGTATCTAACAAGTAGCATTCCTCACTTTAAAGCGTGGGTTAGAAGAGAGTACACAAAAAACTTAGAGGAGTATCATGGAGAGTTCCTACATTGCATGGTCATTGGTGTCACTACTATGCCAAACAGGACTCTCAGCTTTCAAGTTATTTTTACAGGCTGCGAGTCTGATTTTGATGATAGCCCCAATATACATGGCGGTGCGATGTGGGCTAGATTACCTCTAGTAGCTCTGGTGGCAGATACCCCCCTAGAAGATTGGCCTGAAGAGTTACCACCGTATCTAGCACAGCCTTGGGATTGTATGTCGCACCACCACAGTGTATACAAGTTGGAACGTGCAAGCCCAGCGCCTTGGATAGCAAAGATAGACGGAGAGTTCTACCCAGCTAAATATTATTTTACTGTAGACTACACAGACAGTGAAGTTGCAGATGACCCAGCTCAACACAAACAATCTCATGTATTAGAGTTGTTAGATGCTGGAGAATATACTGGTAACATTGTTGCGTTGCCCAATAACAGAGTGAGAGTAACTCACCCAGCTTGGTTTGAAACAGGAGAAGGTGCTCCAGACTTTAGACCAAATCAACATATATACAACTCGAAAGAACACGTAGACTATGTTTGGGATACGCAACGAGTGTTTAACAATTTATATAGTGAGGAAGAATCATGAAGATGAAGAAAAAGGGTTACGCTAAAGGTGGCATGAAGAAAAAAGGTTATGCAGCCGGTGGAGCAAATCTAAAAATGGTTAAGAATAAAGATGGAAAAAAAGTTCCATTCTATGCTGCTGATGGTAAAGGTAAGATGAACAAAGGTGGCATGATGAAGAAAAAAGGTATGGCCAAAGGTGGTGCTATGAAGAAGAAAGCATATGCTAAAGGTGGTAAAGTTGCTATGTATAACCAAGGCGGCATGGTTAAGTCTACAGGCACAATGAATACCGGTGTTAAAACTGCCAAGAATACTTATAAGTAAGGAACAACAATATGTCTATGTCACTTAAAGACTATTTAAATAGTAAGATAAAATCAAAAGGTTCTAGCCTCACTAAAGAAAAAGCTAAGGCTAGTAAATATAAAAGTATCTCAGCAGCTAAAAAAGCTGGAGCACTTTACTATACTAATAAAGATGGTAAAGTTATGGCAGCTATTTATGCAGAAGATCTAAAGAAAGCTAAACCTAAACTTGGTGCAGGTAAACAACCAAAAGTTACAGTTAGAACTCTTAGTAATACTCGTGGTGGTCGTGGTGATGGTAAAATAGAAATGGCAGCTAGAAAAAAAGCTAACATAAAACCTATGACTACTGTTCAAATTATAAAAATGGCTAAGGTTGCACTAGGTCCAGAAGAAGTTAAAAAATTAAAAAATAAAAATAAACCAACAGAAGCTGATAAAGCTAGGATAAAAAAGATTTTTCAAAAAGTTCAAAAAGAAACAGGAGATGATCCTAAAACTCTTATGGATAATGTAGGGAGATTTTTTAGAGATTTACAAGCAGCAGGTGGAATTGGTAACATAAAAGCTTATAGAAAAGGTAAAGATCCACGTAAGTAATGGGTTATAATATTTAAAATGGCTATAACAACTACAGCTAAATATTTTACTAAGGCAAAAAACCTATCTGCTACATCAGGTGGGGCAAGTGGTGATGTTGTATACACTTGTCCTAACAATTTTATTTCGTTAATAAAGTTTTTACATGTATCCAGTGGTTCATCTTCTACAAAAAAGTATAGTCTTCAATGGTATGAAGCTGCAACCACTACCTATCATTTTATTATAGATGAGCATAGTATTGCAGGTCACGGTATTGAAGAAGTTATTGAAGGTGGAGCATTTCTTGCATTAGCTGCAGGTGATAAGATTGTAGGATTTGAAGAAAGCAGCTCTGATTTTCATGTAATATTATCTGGTGAAGAACACTATCAACCAACTTAATGCATAACGGGGTTGCATTATTATCTATAGTATGTTATAACTATTTGAATATAACTACTCCTGCCTAGTTAAGGTAAACATATAAGGAGTAGAAAATGTTTAGAGCATATTGTGACCGAATCTTAAAAGCAATCCAAGTATCACAGCAAAGACGAGCAGACTATCAAACACTGATGAACCTAACTGATCGTGAACTTAAGGATCTAGGGATTGGTAAGTCCGAGATAAGAGAAAAAATTTATGGCGAAAGAACTTACTGAAAAACAACAGGCATTTTTAAATGCATTGTTTAATGAAGCTAGAGGCAATCCTGTACAGGCTAAGAAACTTGCAGGATATGCCGATGGCGTTTCTACAACTTCTGTAATGGCTCCGTTAAAAGAGCAGATTGCAGAAAAGACTAGAGATTTTATTGCAACCAGTGGACCAAAAGCTGTTTGGTCTATGATGAATGTGTTAGAAAATCCCACCGACTTGGGCAATAAAGAGAAAATGGCAGCAGCTAAAGACTTTCTAGATAGAGCTGGCTTTGTAAAAACAGAAAAAGTCGAAGTAAGATCAGAAAGCCCTTTGTTTATACTGCCACCAAAAGCAGATGAAGACTAAAACTTGGCAGTTACCTAAGCCTGAGAAGGTAGAT